TTTGCCATTTTGTTCTTTACCTGAATTAGAAGGCTGTATTGTAACGTGGGACTTTATGGAAACAATACATAGCAGATCATATACATACATCATTAAAAATTTGTATGCAAATCCTGGTGAAATCTTTGACACGATTATAGAAGATAAGAAGATAGAAGAAAGAGCTGAGTCTGTAACAAAATCTTATGATGATCTTATTGAAATGGGTTACAAGTATCAATTAACACCAGATAAAGTTGATATGTATGAATTGAAAACTAGATTATGGAAAGCATTAATCACAGTAAACATATTAGAAGGTTTAAGATTCTATGTATCGTTTGCTTGTAGTTTTGCTTTTGGTGAATTAAAACTATTAGAAGGTTCAGCAAAGATTATATCTTTTATTGCAAGAGATGAAAGTCAACATCTAGCCGTATCACAAAGAATAATTAATAACTATAAAGACGTAGAGAACGATAAGATGATGTTAAAGATTATTAAAGATACAGAAAAAGAAGTTTACAAAATGTATGATGATGCTGTAGCTTCAGAAAAACAATGGGCAACTTATTTGTTTTCACAAGGTTCAATGATAGGACTATCAGAAAAACTACTACACCAATTTGTAGAGTATATGGCCAATAGACGTATGAAGGCCATTGGTTTAAATCCTGTTTATGATACTAAGATAAATCCATTACCTTGGGTAGACCATTGGTTGAATAGTAAAGGTCAACAAAATGCTCCGCAAGAAACAGAAATAGAAAGTTATGTTATTGGTGGTATTCAACAAGACGTTAAAAAAGACCAATTTAAAAAGTTTAAACTATAATGATTACTAAACAAACAAAAACTTGTCCTTCCTGTCAAACTAAATATGTAATAGCGTGGAACAATGAGGTACACGAAATGAATCCAATTACGTGTCCATTTTGTAGCCACGAGATAGATGAGGAAGCAAGTGAAACAGATAACGACAGTTGGGATTGATTTTAGTTTAAACTCACCGGCCATTTGTGTAAGTAATGGTAGTTTTAAATTTGAAGATTGCAAATTCTTTTACTTAACAAGTAAGAAGAAACATATTGGTAATATGATGAAGAATATATTAGGCACAGAACACACTGAATATAAAAATCCTATAGAAAGATTTGCCAATTTATCTACTTGGGCATTATCAATCATAAACAAATTAACAGACCCTAAAATTTTTATAGAAGGATATTCTTTTGGTAGTAAAGGTCAAGCAGTATTTCAAATTGCAGAAAATGGTGGTATATTAAAGTATAGATTAAAACAATATGATTATAAAATATTAGTACCAAGTGTTATTAAAAAATTTGCCACAGGTAAAGGCAATGCAGATAAACAAAAAATGTATGAACAATTTATAACTGATACTAATACAAATCTTATAAAAACTTTTGACATACCTACACTAAACAATCCTATTACAGATATAATAGATGCATATTATATAGCAAAGGCTGGTTATGAAAATATTAAAAGCTAAAAATATATCTAGTAAAATTAATTTTCCTATTCAATTATTTGATGTTAAAGATTTACGTATCATACCATCTTATGAATGGTTGTTAAAAAGAATGAATATATATGAATATAAAAATAGTTTTGAAAAAGTTGGTATGTTAAATCCTATTGTAGTAACAGACGAAAAAGAATTGTGGGTAAAAAATAGAATATTACCAAAAAATGCACATCACAAAGATGAAAAAGGAAATTTAATTAAAGGATTATATGTACACGTTGGTAATAAAAGAGTCTTATGGGCTAAAGAAAATGGTTATGATAAAATAGAAGGCTATTTTGTTAAAGATGAGAAAGATAAAACTTTTATTCAAAATCAAACACACATAAACCACGAAAACATACCAAAATAAAATATAAATATACAAAGGAATATTATGATTTCATTATTATTACCAACTAGAGGCAGACCTCATTTAATGCGAGAGTTAGTAGCCGCATATAGAAACAACTCACACAATAAAAATCAAAACGAATTATTAATTTACTTACAAAATGATGATATTAAATTAGTTGAATATGTTAATTTATTTAGAGAAATAGGTTTAAAACAAGATAAAGATTTTTTTATTGCAGATCCTTACCCTACTGGACATATGTGGAATATACTTGCAGATAAAGCAAAAGGAGATTTATTATGTTTAATGGGAGATGATGTTATAATAGAAACTCCAGGTTGGGATATAAAAATAGAAGAAGCAGCTAAAAAATATGAAGATAATATATTTGTAATAACTCAAAATGACGGAAGATCTGATAAAAATAATTTAGGTTGTCCTCATCCTATTGTGCATAAAAGATGGAAAGAAATTTTAGGATTTTTTATGCCACCAATGTTTATGCACAGATATTTAGATACTTATACAATGAAATTAGCAAAAGAATTAGGAAGATATATTCAATTACCTGAAGTTAAGTTTGCTCATCACAAAGGTTCAGTAAAACAAGATAGTACAGGAATTTTATCAAGAACTTGGTTGCCTTTAGACAAATATAATTTTGATATATCGCAAAGATATTTTCAACACGATTTAGAATTATTAAGAAAGCACTTAAAATGATTTCAGTAGTATGCCCCAGTCGTGGTCGTCCACAACTAGCTAAAAGAATGATAGATTCTTTATTGAAAAATCCTGGTTGTGAAGTTGAAATACTATTATACTTAAATGAAGATGATACTAAATTGCAAGAATATAAAAATTTAATAGATAAAAAATATTATTTGATAGGACCGGATAGAAGTCCTGGTTATTCTTGGAATTTATTGGCTCAACAAGCAAAATATGATATTATATTTTTAATGGGAGATGATGCTTACAATACTACGGACAATTGGGGAGAAATAGTTTTAAAAACTTTTGATTTATATAAAGATAAAATAGTAATGGTTGTACCAGATATAAAAAGAATTAGTAAAAAAGAATTTTGCCCACATTTTTTATTACATAAAAACTGGATAAAAACTTTAGGATACTTTATACCTCCACATTTTCATCAACATTATGTAGATTCTTGGACACATGATGTTGCAAAGTCTTTAAATAGATACGTGTTATTAAAAAATTTTATAGTACCTATTGAAATGGAAGTTGGAGATGATACAGATAAAAAATATAAAAAAACTTGGTTAATTGAAAGAGATGGTTGGCTAAATGGCGTAACTTCAAGATGGAAAGAAAATGATATACAAACTTTAAAAAAGTTTATAGAAGGATTTAAAGTATGAAAATTTATATAACAGGAATAGCAGGATTTTTAGGAAGCCATTTAGCAAAAAGAATGTTGTTTTTAGGGCATCAAGTAGGTGGCAACGATAGTATGATTGGTGGTGAAAAAGATAATTTACCAGATGGTATTAAATTTGATTTAACAGACTGTTGTGATTATGACCGTATGCTTGAAAATACCAAAGGTTACGATATAGTATATCATTGTGCCGCCACAGCACACGAAGGCCTTTCTGTATTTTCTCCTAACTTTATAACTAAAAACATTTATCAGGCCAGCGTTGCAACTATAACGGCCGCTATACAGAATAAAGTTAAAAGATTTGTCTATTGTTCATCAATGGCAAGATATGGTCATCAAAAAACACCTTTCACAGAAGATATGAAACCAGAACCAGTAGACCCTTATGGTATAGCAAAGGTTGCTGGAGAAGAAACATTAAAATTATTATCAGAGATACACGGTATGGAATATAATATTGCAGTACCACATAATATAGTAGGGCCAAATCAAAAGTATGATGACCCATATAGAAACGTTATGTCGATTATTATTAATAGAAATTTACAAGGTAAACCTGCCATTATATATGGTGATGGTGAACAAAGTAGATGTTTTAGTTATATTGATGATGTTATATATTGTTTAGAAAAACTTGCTCTGAATGAAAGTATTAAAGGTGAAACTATTAATGTAGGGCCAGATGAAGAATCTTCAACAATTAATAATTTAGCTTCTCTTATTTCTAATGCAACAGGTTATAATGGTAAACCTGAATATGTGCCAGAAAGGCCACAAGAAGTTAAACACGCAACGTGTTCAGCCGACAAAGCAAGAAGATTATTAGGTTATGAAACTAAAACATCATTAAAAGAAGCTGTAGAAAAAACAACTGAATATGTTAAAAATAGAGGCGTAAGACCTTTTAAATATAATTTACCATTAGAAATTATAAATGAAAGAACACCTAAAACTTGGAGAGATAAAACAATATGAGTTTACTAGTAGAAAAATACGAAGAAGCTTGTAGAACTAAATCAGATATTAATGAACATTTACCAACATTAAAAAAGTATGCTGATGAATGTAATCACATTACAGAATTTGGTACAAGAACAGGAATAAGTACTTGGGCCTGGTTAATGTCAAGTGCAAAAATAATTAGATGTTTTGATAACGATATGGGAG